CCCATAATTTTAGAACCTGCAGCAAGTCTTTGTGTACCTGCTGTGTTTTCTGCAGTAACTGTATAAGCTGTAGACCCATCAATATTTTCTTGGTCAGAAAAACGAATAAACATATCGTCTTGTGTTGCTTTATTTCCTACTGTTGTTTCTGTTCCAAAAAATACTAGGTGTCTGTCTGGTGTAGATACTAATACATGTCTAGATGCAGTAGGAGCATTTGCAATAAGAGTTGCTCTAATTGAAGTAGCATTTGTTGGTTGTGCATCCCATTCAAAACATTCACCATTATAAATAAGTGCAATTAATTTTGTACCAAAATTATCTAATACCCATAAACCTGGGTTAAGTGTTACATCGTCTGTAGAAGATTCACCCCATGCAACGAAAGCTGAAATATTACTTACAGTTGCACCACCGCTATGTGTAGCTTTTGTAGTACCATTAACACCTCGAGCTCCTCCACTTAAGGTCCCTGTTGCCTGGTCATTGTTTGTATAACTAATATCTTCTGTACCAATTCTAATTTCTCCAGCATCAGGAAACGCTGTTGAGTTTGCAATAACAATGTTAGTTGTGACTGTATTTGTTAAAGCAGTTGCTAAAGTTGTAGTTGCAATACCAGAGGCAGTTCCACCAAAGTTTGCTGTCCCCCAACCGAATCCACCTAGTTGTTGAGATGGACCGACATTATAAAAAGGTTTGCCTGTAGCATCTCCAGAATTATTTAATTGAGTTCCTGTTTCATTACTTGGCATTGTAATTGTAATTGATGTAGATGTCGGCACTGAAGTTGCCATAAATTTTTTATCTTCAAAAGAAGCGTCGTTAAAAGTAGATCCTATTGCAGTAACCCCACTTACACCATCAAATAATATAATGTCATCTTCTTCCATACCATGAGACGTTGCAAATGTAACTGTGACTGTTGGAGTTCCGCTTGCACTTGAAAAATTAACGTTTGCTATACTTACTCTTATTGGCGTAATATCATAAAACTGATCTCCAGAATATACATATAACATTCTGTTTGTGCCGATTGCTGCGTACTTAATACCTGCATTATTATCCCAATGATGCAAAGCTCTACCGGCTCCTGTTAATTTATCTTGACCCAATTGATCCCAACCACCTAGTTTTTCTGGTGAACCATATCTAAATCTAACATTATTACCATCAAACCACTGTCCTTCAGCCCCTAATTCAGTAACTTGTTTATTGTATCCGGCAACAATTCCTAATTTTTGTAGCATATAAAATCCTTATAAAGGAGACAGTACTTGTGGTGGATTACTGTCTCCACTATAGGGATATATCATCGTTTAAACCAATTTGGAAGTCCTAAATGTATACGTCCGTCGAACATATTTTGTTTAGATCCTTTAGTTTTGCGATTATTATAATGAAGAAACACTTGAGCACAATTTTTTCCTTTAAAAGGTTCTCTCCAATGTTCTAGATCACAACCGTAATAAATTAACATGTCTCCTGGTTTTAAAGTTATCTTAGTACCTTTTTTATTTTCCTCTCTAGAAGGTTCTAAATATATTGGCCAATCACCGCCTAAATTCATTGTGGTAGATATTTCACAACTAAATCTATCTTTATGTCTTTTAAGTTCATCACCTTTTTTATAAATTCTTGCATAACTATAGGCTGGATACAATTTAAGGCCTGTAGTTTTTTCCATAATTGGTTGGCATTTTAACATTAAAGTTTCCATAGCTATGTCACTATAAGCAGAATAGGTATTTGGAACCTGTGTGTCACTCCAATTACCCAACATGTCTTCAAAAGGAGAAATGTATCTATAATCAAAACAGGTACGAGCTACTTGTTTTTTCATTATAAGATAATTATAAAGAAACAACGCTAAGTTTTTATCTATAGCTTTTTTAACAACTACATATTTATTTTTCTGAAAAAGGCTCACGAGCGAACTCCTTTGGTATTGCTGTTATGTTCCAATGTATAAATCTAAAAGGTTCCTTACCATGGTCTACTGAAAATTCATGTTCAAGGTAACCAGGAAATATTATTATAGATCCCGGTTTAGGTTTAAAATTAATAAGCTCTTCACCATTTGCAATCATATTTAAATCCGGTTTCATTTGTAATTTTGTTGCTCTGGCCCCGGTTCTTGGTTCATGAAAAATAGGTATAGATGTTTTTTCACTAGCTTTTAAAAAATAAAAACCAGACACATGTTGATTCCAATGCACGTGGGCAGAGTGATGTCCACCACCATTTTTACTAAATTCTTGCACCCACATTTCACTAAATACAGTTAAGTATTTATCCATTGCATAACCATGCTCATCTAAAAATTCCCATGATTTCAGGCCAATGTAATTTCTAAAATCTAAGAAATTATTATCTTGAAGTAAAGTTGTAGAGTGATGCGACCCTCCAAAGTCACCAATTTTTTTTATCTTTTTTTTATGATAATCTTTTGCTTCTTTAATATATTTGTCACTAGCTTTGTTTAAAGATTTAACAAACTCTGGTTTGTCTTCTGTCCACAACGGTGTTTTAAAATATTCTTTTTTATCCATATTATTTAAATGGGTATCCTAAATTCCAAAGAACTAAAGAATACCTTACTCCTTCTGTTACTGGTTTAACTCTATGCCACAAATAACTAGGAAACACTATGATAGACCCTTTAGGTAGTATTTCTTTTGCCTGCACTAAATGTTTTGATTCGTCTCTCATATTGGGATTATAGTCTCTAAAGTCAAATTCTAGTTCGCCACCTTTATATTCTGAACCATCTGTTAATTGACAGGTTACAGATAGTTTTCTAACCTTGCCGCATTTAACATTCTTAGGATCTGTGTAAGGTTCATCCCAAGAATCTTGGTGCCAATCATATTTTTGATTTAATTTATATTTTGTAAATTGCATTGATTCTGAAAAATCCCAATCAAAATTCCAACCTGCTAACCTGTTGGCTTTTGTTATGTAAGGTTGTATTTCTCTGTATATCCATTTGTCATCTAACCAAGTAACTTCTGAATCTCTTGAATATTTTAAATTAGTTATTTCTTTTTTATCTAAAGGTTTTTTTAACATGTTTCTATAATTACCTTCTTGTCCTGTTGCAGCAATACTTAATTTTTTTGTTGCCGCATGTTTAATAACTTCATCACAAAAACGAGGGGTTAACGCAGAACCAAAAGCCCAGTATTGATTTTTAAACATCATACTAAATCAAACCAGCCTGTTGCTATATATTTTTCTTCACTGGGTGAAACAATTCCTTTATGTATGTGAGTAAATTCCGCCGGCCAAATAATAAGATTACCTTTAATAGCAGGAATAGTTATTTTTTGATTTAAAAATTTAGTACCTCCTTTATCTTTTACTGTGTTTAAATAAAGCATATATACCAATTGCCTGGAACTATTTTTTAAGTGGTCTCTTTCATAATGATATACTTTATAACCACCACCTTTAGAATAATATTGAATTTTATTTGCAAGACTTGTGTTTACTAATGTGTCAATTTTATATTTACTGCAATATTGTGTAACACATGTAGAAAGTTTTTTAAAAAATTCTTTAACATATATGTCTTTAGAAGAATTAAAAAAAATAACGTCAGTAGAATTTTTAATAGTTTTGTTAACTTGTTCAGAACCAAACGATCCTTCGTGTTTATATTCTTTATTATTTTTCCAATACTTAATTAATTTATCACATAAATTAACATCAACTTTATAGGTATCAATAAAATTCATTATGTGTAAGTGTAAGTAGAAGTCAATACAAAATTAATTTGATTAGATAAATTTTTTGTTATGTGATATTTTTGAGTAGAAGGAAACATTATAAATCTATTTGTTTCTAAAGGTATTTCCCATGTCCTTCCTTTTCTTCTGTTGTCATCATAATCAATAACTACTTTACAAGAATCCTTAGCTACATCCACACCATAAAGCATAATATAATCAGGGGAGTTTTTTAAATCTACAAAATTTAAATGAGATATAGGGGAGGAACTTTCTTGAGGATTAAAAAAATCACCCATATTTTGTTCTCGAACTAAATTAAAATTATATTTTAAATTAATGTGTTCTGCAATATATGTATGTAACATATCTAGAGTTCTTGAGTGTGGAAAAGGTGTGCTATAAATTTTATGATAAAAAATATCTCCTGTTAATTGTTTAGAATCTATCTCAAATCCTTCAGGCATATTTATATCACCATGATATAAATCTATTTTACTTAATAGGTTCTGTTTTATATTTACCACCATATCTTTCATCGCTTGACAATATACGATTGTTGTTTTAAATTGTCAATATGAAAGAATTTAAAGTTATAGGATAATGATTAAACAAGAAATTTATGGTATTTTTCCAACACCTATTTATAGGTCAAAATTAAATAGAAATTTTACAAAAAAAGAAATTAATTATTTTAATAAAATAAAATGTAAACCAAATAAAAACAATCTTACCAGTGTTGATAATTACATTCTTGAAAAACCTATTCTTTTAAATTTAAAAAAAGAAATAAATTTATTTGTAGAAGATTATTTTAATAAAATACTTTTTCCACACAAATCAATATTACCCTACATTACTCAATCTTGGTTAAACTATACTAAACAAAAAGAACAACATCATTCTCACGATCATGCAAACTCTTATTTATCAGGAGTTTTTTATATTAATGCAGATAAACTTACAGATACAATATCATTTCAAGACTCTAGATATAAACAATTAAAATTTTCATCTACTAAATACGGTTTATATAATTCTGATACTTGGATTTTTGCAGTTGAAAGTAGGGATATAATAATTTTTCCCTCACAAACAAACCATTTCGTTCAAGAAAAAAAACATAAAGGCACTAGAATTAGTTTGTCATTTAATATTTTTTTAAAAGGAGAGCTAGGTAATGTTGGGGATTTAAACCAACTTTATTTAAAATAATGATATATCCTAATTTATGCGTAGATGGATTTTTTAATAATCCAGAAGAAATTATAGATTTTGCAAACACCCTAGATTATTCTCCATGTGGCTATGCTCCAGGAGTAAGAACAAGTCATTTACACGAAATAAATTATGGGTTCTTTCAAAATTTGTGCGACAAACAATTAAAATTACTTTTTCCAGATAACCCTAATAATTTAATTTATGAAGCAAGAAGTATGTTTCAAAAAATACCACCTAACTATAAATACACCGATTGGATTCATGGAGATGAACCTGTTCAATTTACTTCAATTATCTACCTTACTAAAAATTGCGATGCCGGAACTAATATTTACAAAAGAAATTTTTTATCACAAAAAGTAAACACCGATATTAAATATGAATACTTTAAACAAATGACTAACAATAAATTACCTAAAACTAAAATGAATGAATTAATAAAAAGTTATGAAGAACATTTTAAAAACTTTGAAAAAACTATAACTTATAAAGGAATTTATAATAGATTAATTGGATTTGATGCTTATTCTTTTCATGGTTCTGAAGAATATTATTCTAAACAATCCGACGATAGATTAACTTTAATTACTTTTTTTACTAAAATAAATTCACCAGATTTAAAATTAAAATATCCTGTAACTGAGAGTAGAAGATTTTAGTATTATCTTTAATTACCATATGCACCAGCTAGTGCTTGGTTAGGAAGTTGGTCTTGAAGAGGTCCTGCTAAATTCCAAGATTGATTTGATTCATCCCAAATATAAAAAGCACCATCTGTTATGTTTTGAGCAGTTAACTCTGGAGCATCACCGATCGGTGATTTCCAAGAAGCCGACGCTATATGTTTTACCCAAGATGGGTAAGGTTTTATATTCCAAAAAATATTATTTTCCGAATCCCAAATATGACCTATACCTGCGTAATTACCTCTAAAAGGTGTTCCGCCATTTTTGTGAACGCCACCAGCTGTATTGTATGAAGTTTGAATCCACATTGCTGCTGGCCAGTTGTTATGTTTTTCTAAATATGCTTGACCTACACTTTCAACTTCAACACCATTAGCGTCATGTAAATTTTCATTATCTACTACATTGACTGTAAGAACTTCATTGTTTGAATTTATTTTTGCAAAGTGTGCCATAATATTACCTACTGAAATTTGTACCTTATTACCACTATACCTGAACCGCCAGGTTCTCCACTTGATCCAACAGCACCGACACCACCGCCACCACCTCCTGTGTTAGCTGTTCCAGCCTGTCCTCCTGAAGAACCTGCGTTTGGACTAGGTCCTCGTCCACCGGCTCCACCACCACCGGTTCCACCTGTACCAACAGTTCCTCCGGGTAAACCACCACCGCCGCCGCCAGCATAAGCTACTGAACTTGCTGTAATAGATGAAGTCGTACCATTTCCACCAGCACCACCAGTTCCTGGGTTTCCTGGAGATGAGTTTTGACCGAATTGAGTAGCACCACCACCGCCTCCACCACATTCTGTATATCCTGGGTTAGGGTTATTAGCTGCGCCCACACCACCCGCAAAACCTTGAGCTGGACTTACTGGAGGAGTATTACCTGCTCCACCTGATCCAGCTGGTCCAGGGTTTCCTCTTCCACCACCACCAGAACCTCCTGGTCTTAGTGGACTAAGATTTGGATTACCACCGCCACCACCGCCTCCTGTTGATGTAATTCCTAAAGCTACTGAACTTTCGCCTCTGGCACCATTTTGACAAGTGTTTCCACCAGCACCACCCGCGCCGACTGTTACTGGATAAGCTTGTGCACAAACTGCTATATTATATGTGGGTCCTGATGTTGCATTTTTTGGGCTGGCTGTGTAGGAATCTGTTGCTGCTTTAGCTTCTCTATAACCTCCTGCACCGGCTCCACCACCGCCACTAGTTTTTCCACCACCACCACCACCTGCAACTACCATGTAAGAAACCGTGTTTGATCCACCAGCAGTTCCAGCACAAGTAACTGTAAAAGTACCATTGCCTGTAAACTTATGTATTTTAAAATTTCCGCTTTCCGTTATTGTTCCACCTGTAGCAAGTACAAATGGATTAACACTTCCTCCAGCACCAAATCCTAAAACTTGATAACCAAAAGATTTACCTTTTCTAGATTGTATATTTTTGGTGTTCTTACTTGAAGTAAGTTTATTTTTAATGTCTCTCATATCTAAATTCCTTATGCGTCGTTAGCAGCGTCAGTAGTAAAGAATATTTTGATACCTAGAACTCTTGCATCTCCGGTAAAAGTATCTCCACCTGCGTTTGCATCTCTAAATAATTGAAAGTAAGTTAGTTGATCTACTGCAGGAGATCCTGCAATTGTAACTGCGCTACTTACAGCTGAAACTTGTTGGTCTTCTACTGTTCCTATACCAGCGTCTGTAATATTTACTGCTGTTCCGTAAACAACATCAATAGTATCACTATCACCACATGCAACTCCTTGTAATCCAAATATACAATTTCCTGTGCTTGTATTATTTGGCGTCCAATATACTTGATAAGTTATTGTACCTTCATTCCACGATTTAGGAAAAGCCACTGAAAATTGTGCAAACTCATCTGTACCTGCATCAAAATCTAATACTTTCATATCTGGTTTTAAAGCTGTTGTTTCAACTTGTTGTGCATCAGCACCATTAGTTGTAGATCCATACATTGCTGAAGATGGAATCCACATAGTCTCCAAACCTGCAATTTTAACTGCACCAGATCCTGATTTAAGAACTCCTGTTCCTTTAGGATTAATATTTATACCAACATTAGTTTCACCTGTTGCTGAAATAACTGGTCCAGTAACTCCTGTACCTGCGTTAGCTATAGTAAGTTCATTAACTGCTGAACCTGTTGCAGTAAAATTAATTAATTCGTTTCCATTAGTATCTAAAATGTTTGTTCCAATTTTAGGACTAGTTAAAGTTTTATTTGTTAAAGTTTGTGTTCCTGTAAGAGTCACATCTCCAGCTGCCCCTACAGTTGCCTCAAAAACTCCAGTGTTAGTTGCAACACCATCAAGATAAATAAGTTTATATCCTTTATCATCTGTTGCAAAAGTAACTGTTGCACCTGAACCAGATACTGCTTTTATTTGTACTGTTTGTGTACCTGATGTACTGTTTTTAATAATGTAGAAATTTTCTGTAAGAAGAGGAAAAGTTACAACTCTGCTTCCTGATATTGATCCTGTTAGTTCTATAACTCTATGTTGAGCAGTTCCTGTCAAAGCACCGTCTGCTATTGATAAAGCAGTTGGTGTTCCTGAATCAGTTACAGCTTGAGAATTATATCCACCCGTAAGTTGTTCTACAAGACTTAAATTTGCGTTAGTTTTTGTTCCCCATGTACCAGCGTTTTCGCCGGTTGCCATTAGCTCTAGGCCAAGATCTGTAAAAGTTGATGCCATAATTTTGTACTCCTAAATTAGTTTATTTATATATTTTATTTGTTATTAAGTCAAACATGTTTAAGCGGTTTTCCTAGTATATCCGGTGCTTGTTTTAGGTGTTAACCTTGTATATCCCGTACTCGTTTTAGGCGCAAGTCTTTGATAATATCTTAATATTAAATTATCATTTAAACTGGTTGTAGCTGTTAATCCTAGACCAACTAAACTAGCACCACTAACTTGTACAGTAGTAATTGTGCCTAAACTGGTCGTGCTGCTTTGACCACTAGGAACAACTACGGTATCTGGTGTAGATATAATGCTTCCTAATGTTGATTGACCAATTAAACCCGTTAATGCCATAAGAGGGTTAGAATTAATAGTTAAAGTTCCTATATCTATATCAGCTGATAAACCTGTAACTCCCATTATATCTGCTGGCGCTAAAGAACCAGGAGTAACTGTAGCAGACTGACCCGATAAACCTACTGAATGATCATCTTCTGTTAATAATCCAGGTGAAGCTATTAATTCTAAACCTGTGAGTGTAAATGTAAGATCTGATTTAACTAATGATAAAGGATTTAATTCAATGTCTGCCGATAAACCTGTTAACCCAACAACGTCTTTAGCAACAACTGTTCCAAGTGATGCTGTTAAACTAAAACCAGTTAAATTAAATACTGCTGACTCAACTGATCCCCAACCATTTTGACCCCAATTAAGTGTACCCCAACCTGGTTTAACTTCAATTAATTCGTCTGGAACTCCAAGAGATGTTGTAGCTGTAAGACCTGTAAGTGTAATAATAGGTGTATCACCCCAAGATTGATAACCCCATGTATTTCTTCCCCATCCAGTTTCAACTACATTAGAATCACCATAATCCATTTGTCCCCAATAAGAACGACCCCATCCATCAGTATTTGCTTCACCACCCATTCCAGAGTGTTGAGTACAATAATAATATAAAGTTGATGGTGCACCATTTTGAACTTCGATTTGTGTATAAGCTCCTGCATTTCCTGGAACACCGTTTGTTGTAACACCGGTCGTATATTCAACACCACCCGAGTGTGTACCATTACTTGTTGTTGAAAATCTTAAAGGGTGATTACCATTTGAACTATCTGATTGATCAAATTTATAAGTAAGACCTGCACCGATCATTACGGTGTCTTGTTGAACTCCATCGATAACATATTTATTACCACCACCAGTACTGACTACTGTTACTGTAAATGTCTGAGCTATTGACATAAGGACTTCCTCCTTATGCTATCTGAATGATTGCGTTTCCTGCTGTTTGAGCTGGGAATTGAATTGTAAAAGTTCCACTAGTAACAGTTTTATCTGCACCAAAATTAATAGTACAAACTGCTTTGTTAGAATTACTTGAATTATAAATTAAACAACCTCTTGCTGTAAAAGAAGCAGAAGTAAAACTTGTATCAGCAAACTTACAACAAGCAGTGTCACCAGATAAAGCTGGAGTTGTACTTGTTAAAGAGTTTCCGCCTGCAGTGTAACCAGTATTACTAGCGCCGCCATCAGTTTGACTTTGACTAACTTCAAGTGTGTTAGTTGGAACTGCGTTAGCAGATGAAGGTGCTGTGTAAGCTGTTGTTGATTTATTTAAAGTTGCTGAGTCACTTGAAAATAAAGCTAATTTAAAAGTGTCTGTACCATTAGTAAAATTGTGACCTTCTACTAAAATTTCTTGTTTAAAACTATTACAAATTGCCGATACTATTGTCATAAATTTTTTCTCCTAATTACTGAGGCGCTGACTCGATTGGTATTCTTATTGTTCCATCCGTGTAATCGTCTCGTCTTCTTCTTCCAATTTGCATTGCTGCAAACTTTTGTAGTTCAGTTTTATATCTATTTTCATATAGTGTCAACATGTCTGTTGGACCTTTTAAAAACATAAATGCTTCTACTAAACATGCATATAATAGACCCTGTGGAAAGTAATTACTTAGATAAGTATTAGAATTACCATCACCACCAGAACCTAATCCTGTAGGCATTGCGTTCCAGTGCAAAATATATTTGTAATTAGCGTCTGGTGTTGGAGCTACATATATAGCACCAGAAGTAGCTGTGTTAGCTCCTGTTGTTGCACCACCAAACATAGCATAATATTTAGGAAGCCCTGTAACATCTTGTGCAGCAGCACCGCCTGAAGTTCCTGTTAAATTACCTACATACTCTGACATAAATGTTTGATCACGTTTTTCTAACCATATTCCTTGGCCATTGGTGTTTGCTGTTGACTCATATACTTCTATACCTCTAACAAACAAAGCTTTAGTAGGCATTGTAATTGTATTAAAATCTGTTGCAAATTGTGCTTCATCTTGAACTCTGTCAGAATCCATAGGAAGATCTAAATTAATTCTATTTTGTGCAGCCATTATAAAACCATCGACGATAGTTTCTGTAAATACATTTGCGTCTACTTCACTATAATCTCTTATAGCTGTAACTAATGTTGAATATGTATAATTAGATAATCCTGCCATAATTAAGCTCTATCATTTAACGGTCCAATTGTACATTGAAAACCGCCCCCTGTTTCTGTACTTGTAGCATTTGATATTAAAGAAAAAGTTAAATTATTAAATACTACAGCCGTTTGTCCAACTGGACCCACTACTATTGTAGTAGGAACTGCTGTTGCAAGATAACATCCAAAAACATTAGCTCCTATAGGATGCGTTCCTGCTGTTGTAGCCGGAGGTGTTAAACCTCTAAAAGGGGCCGATGTTCCTCTAGTACAACCTGTAAAATTTTCTCCAGCTCTTCCGGTATATTGTATGACTT